AGAGCCGTCTTTAACATATACTTGAAACTTTTTTCTTCCGTAACCTGCTTGTCCTTTAGTAATACGGCTTGGTTTATTTAATCTAACTGATTTTCCTTTAAACTTAGCCATTTCACTTTTTCTTTCTTTTCATTTTCTTTTTAGCTGGTCTTCCTCTTTTTTTTCCGTATGTTCCTTTTCCTTTTGGCATATTGTCTCCTTATACAAAACCTAAGATTTCTACTTCTGCATCTATTTTACTATTTAAACTTCTTGCAGATATTGTTTTTATAGTGTTATTACCATTTAATCCACCACTATGAGCTGAATCATAATTAAAACTTGCTACAATTTCAGCATTAGCTGGTCCTTGAATATCAATAGCACCTGTTTCATAATTTATAGTGCCTGTAGCTGCACCTAATATATTACCTCTACCATCATCATAAGCAAATTGTGATTTATTTGATTTTGATATATTATATGTTTTATCTTCAATAGTATCATCAGGTAATTTAGCTGCAACTGCTTTTTCCACATTTGCAATAGCAGGTAATCTACCAACTCCAAATGGTGTTGTACCTGAACCAGGAGCTGCTAAAAGTATAGCAGAATTTCTTGTTCTTGTTTCTGAAGTAAATCTAATATCACCACCTACAATACCTACACTAACTCTTTTTTCAAATAAGTTTCCTGATGTGTAGTATTGTGTATCAAGTGCTGCTTGAATTTTACTTATAATACCATTATTGCCACCAAAATTTAAATTAGTAGCATCAGTTGTAAACGCTAAATCAACAAAAGTTGAACCACCATCAACTGTTATGTTAAATTGATATGTTGTTGAAACTGCTAAACCACTATGAGTTGAAGGTGTAACACCTGACATCCCAAATTCTTGGAAACCTGAATTATAAAATTTAAAAGCTAAAGAACCTTTAACAATTCCATCAGCTATAGCATCAGCAGTTCTTCCATAACCAAATAAATTTTGTGCTGTGTATCTACCAGTTTTATTAGTTTGTGCTATACCTAAAGCATTTGCATCATCGTGATATTTATCATAATCTTCTTGTGTGTTGAACCAAGGCAAATAAACTTTAGCATTAACTACAGCACCATTAGTAGCATCAGTTTGAGCATCTTTATCAGCAGTTATTGAACCATACAGCCCTCTTTCTAAAATCATAGTTGTTGAATTAGTTATTGATGCAACTCTTGCAATTTCTATGTTAGTAGCAGTTGTGCCTGTTGTAGACCCTAATTGTATTAAATCGCCAACCATAAAATAACTTGTATCATCAACAACAAATGTTGTAGTATCATCTTCTAATGCTGTTGCAATATCTACTATAGCCGTACTATAAAGTTTACCACTATTAACATCATATCCACCTTTATTGTCTATAGTTTTTGCGTTTGCTGCCGAATGAGCTTCTGCATAACTTACCATCCAAGTACTAGGAAGAACCATATATTCATTAGCTGAAAGTATATAAGAAAACTGTCTATTTGATGTAGCTGAATCTGGTCCTAAATCAACACTATTTAATTCATCTACGTTAGAATTATCTTTCCATTCTGTCGTTAAGAATTGAAGCTCTATTGGTATATCAGAATTATTTTTTACAATAACTAATTTAGAACCTGCCATTCTTAAACCAGCATCACCACCAATACTAGCTGCTGGACCTAAAGTAGCAATTTGCGTATACTCATCTCCATTATCTACAATTTGTTGAGCTGTAAGAATATCAGAATATTGGTCTGTCATTTCACATAAATAATCTGCTCCGTTTCCTGCTTTTACTGTTAAATTTGCTTCTAATCTTGCCATCTTTTTCTCCTAATCAAAGTGGTATAAAACCTGTGTTTGTAAATATATTGAATCTGTGTTTGTTTCGTTCTCAACAAAACAAGCAATTACTTTATCTGCTGTAACATTTGCTGAATCTATTGTACAAGTTACTGTTTTTATACAATTTCTATCAACTGCTGTTGCTTGTCCATTTGCAAGTAAAGTTCCGTTTGTTAAAAGTCCATCATTAGTTGCCCCTGCATTTTTAATGTCATAACTATATAAATGTACGTTAATAGTACAATCAGTGTCTGTAACTGTTGAAACCATAAATTTTACTGCATCTATAGTTAAATTAACAGGAACTAAAAATAAATTTTGTAATAAATCATCAGTTGCATCTCCTCCACTAAAACTTGTCTCAGGGTCTGTACCTGTTCCATTTGCTGTTTCTGCTGAAGTACCAAAATATGGAGACATACCTTTACCCACAAAATAATGTGTACCTGCTGAAGCAGGTATTAATGTTTTTGCGTGAAACTCTAATATTTGACTGTTAGCAGGTGTTTGTGTTGAACCTACTTTAACTACATTATTACTTGTATCAGCAGCAAGTATTCCTGTTCCTGTTGCACCTCTAACAAAAAGTGTAGTAGTAGTATTGTCATTTACTGGTCTAACCAACAAAGCATCATCACTTACATATAAACAACTTTTTGTTCCTTCTCCATCTTCTATTTGAGATGCAGAAGTTGAAATTCCATTAGTTTCATCTGTTACTTTTAATAAACTTTTATATGTATTGGCTGGACTTTTTCCTGCTAAACTTCCCATTTAAACTCCTCTATATTCTAAAACTGCTGTCCAAACTAAATCAAAAACTGCTGCTTCAGGTGTTACTGATATTGCAATTATGTCTCCTGCAGTAAATCCTGCTGCACTTGTAAAATTAAAAGTATGTGCAACATCATCAACAGGCATTTCTTCTGTTACTGCTTCTGTAGCTATTACACTAGGAACTTCTGTTCCTTCAGATGATTTATGAAAACCTACAATAGTAGTTAAAGGAACTGATTCACTTCTTAATACTACCTTTTTTAAAACTCCTGCATAAGGTGTAACAAAAGCAACAAACTCATTTCTACCTGTAGTAGAAGTTATTTCTACATTATAACCTACAAGTGGAAGATAAAATTTAGTTGTACCTGTATTATAAGTACCACCATTTAATATATGTATTAATGGTTGTTTAATTATAGAACCTGTGACTTCTAAATCGCCAACAACTTTAACTTTTGCTTTAACACTATCATCAGGATAGGCAGAAGCCATCTCAAGTGGAGATGTCTTCCCACCTACCTTTAATGGTTTTAAATTACTAGACAAAGGATAACCATCACCTAAAGTGACTTCATTAATTAAACGGCTATTTTTTGTCTTGTATGGCACTACTTATCGCACCTCAATCCTTTGATGAATCCTCTAAGTGCTCCACCTACAAAGTTATCTACTAGATCAATGAAAAAAGGTTCTACAGTCTTATTCCATATTCCTTTTGTAAATTTCCATTGAGATAACCCTAAAGTCATAAATCTACCTGCTGCAAAGCATATTCCCTCTACCCAAGCACAAATCTCCTCATTTGGTATCTTTTTAAGCATATAAAGTACAATTCCACCACCTGTTCCACCTACTAATAATCCTGCGTTATTTGATATAAAATCTAACATATTTATTTCTCCTTTATGATAGTTTCTAACATTTCTATACGGCTTCTAAGTCTTTCGACTTCTTTATCTAATTCATTAGGTTCTTCAACATAGTGAAGAATCTTGTCTAGTTTAAATTGCTTTCTGATTAATTTGGTAACTGCTTTGATAATCATCTTTTGCACTAACATTTACCGTTCCCATCTATAATCTCACCCCATAATGAAGTTTTGCCGTTTATTATCTGTATAATATGAACTGTAAACAGTCCACCTCTAAAAAAATCTACTATTGCAAAAGCATGAGCCCAGTTAATCCTTCTATGGTCAAGCCAGTCATTAGCTTCTGCTGCCATATCTTTTAAACATCCGATACTCCACGCAGACTTTGGTCCATCCATATGGGTAGCAGACATTTGTTGGAGGTCGTGCCAATGCCCATACATAACATTACAACCAAGTTTACGCAAATGGTTGGAAGTATGGTATTGACCTCCATATTGATGTCCATGATATAGGTATAATTTACCTAATTTTAAGTGTTTTCCAAAGGGAATATATTTATAACCTCTACCTTTTAAGTCTACTGCATTTTTAAACTTATATTGAGGTATGTAAGGATACTTCTCAACAGCCATATTTAACCAATTATCGTGGTTACCTTCTGTGATGTATCGTTCCTCACAATTCACTTTGTCTAAACTCTCGTCAATTTGGTCCATACCAGCATTGACATCTCTTACGTCTTTTTCAAAATCTTCTATTAAGAACTCAAGTGGTGGAGCTTTCTTACGTTTGTATTTCCAAGCTGAAAACGCTGACCATTCACCCACATCTCCTAAATCAACATAAGCATCAGGTTTGACTATTTCTATAGTCTTTTTTAATACGTTTATTGAAGGTTGGTCATGTAAAGGAAAATGTTTGTCAGGCGTTACTATTACTCTCTTTACGACACCTTTTGACATTTATTTTATCTCGCTTTTTATTTTTTTGATTTGATATAAAAAATAAGCAATTAGAACTGCTTGATAACCTAATCCAACTATTGGGCTAAAAACTCCTACCCATTCTACTACATAGCCACTTAGCCCAAGCATACCAACCTTTAAACTGTCAATATCCAACTTCCACCTCTTTTACTCTATTACTTAATTCTTTTGCTCTATTAGGTGTTTGTTTAGCCCATCGGCTATCTAACATCTCTATAGAAGCATTTTTAAATTCTTTATTTTGTAGATATGCTATAGTCTTTTTAAACTTAGAAACGCCTGTAACACCTAACTGATAACACATTTCCATAACAACATCTTGAATTTCAGGTGGCATATACTTATACCAGCTAAACTTATTCTTAACTCTATCTTGTAAGTTTTTGATCTTACGTTCAAGAATGATGTCACATACATCTACATCTAATTCTAAATCTTTAATGGCAAAGCCGTAGCCTATAGTATCAATTCCTAAAGAATCTTTATAGACTACCCCTACATAGCCTTCGTGTTTTTTAATACTTTCTATTAAACTCATTTTTTCTTTCTAAATATTTTATCGTAATTTTCTGAATATTTACTATCAGCAGTACTTATCCTAAGCCAATCACCTTTACCTGCACCATTTAAATCGCCTTTTTTGCGAATTACTCTATTTTGTCCTGTTACTGTATTCTTCATTATTTTTTAGAAGTTTTTTTAGCAGGAGCTTTATAGGGTGTTGCATCATTTCTATCTTGGCACCTATACCAACCTTGTGTTTCTAATTGTTTAATTACATCAGGAGCAGCGTCTTTAACTCCTCTGATAAATCCTTGATTAGGGTGTTTCATATAATTATAAGCCATATTATCTCCAATTTGATAAAGGGGGTCGCAAAACCCCCTTTACATTATTTAACTATTCTTACGGATTAGTTATGTTTAATCCCATTAAGTGTCCTGATTCATCTACAAGTTTCATTCCGTAAATCATATCAGCAACTACTTTAGTACCAATGAACCCAACATCGTATTGAGATTGAACTCTTACATCTTGTTGAGCAGCAAAAGCACAAGCACTACTTGGGTAAACAGCACCCACTTTAGTTCCGTCAGTACCACTTGATGATATAGAACGTGAATAAAACACATCCATACCATATATAAGCCCAACAGCACCTGTTCTTAAACCTGAACCATCACCAACAGCATCTTGTCTAATAAAATATTGTGCAATACCACCACTTGGGTTAAGCATATCAGATAAGATATTATTATTGACAACAAAAGAGCAAGTATTAGGGTCTATATCTTGTGAATATAGATTATTTAAAATAGCCTCTAAATCATCAGCCTGAACTCTATTATCAGCAGCAAGGTCTTGTGATGTTTGGAAGCCATCAAGTTCTGCCCATAAGTCATCTTCAACACCTCTTGCTAAAGATTCACCCATCATTTTAGCATATTTTGTTAAAAGTTCTGGACTTGATTGAATAACTGCCATATCTTCAAAGATATTAGCTAGATATTTATGTTTGTTTATAGCTAAAGCCACAGATGTTTCTGTACCTGATATTGAGTAAGTTACTTCTGTGTTTACAGCTTTGTCATTAGTTCCATCCATAGCAATTTTAGGAATATTTATAGTGTCACCACCAGATGTTACTAAAGAACTATAGTCATCAACTGAACCTCTTAGCTTTAATCCTGCTTCAAAGTATTTGTATATAGCTTCTGACCAAATTTCAGGTATAAATACATCACCTGTAGTTGTATTAAAATGAGCCATTATTTCTCCTCGTTATTTTTTAGTATAAGACTTTAAAATATCTGCCCAATTTTCTCTTTTGTCCTTATCGCTTAATTTAGTCCAATCACCTATATCTTTTTTAGGTGCTTTAACAGTTCCACGAACTTGTGGTTCAGCAGGAGTATTAGAAGAAAGTTCAGATACCATAAACTCCAATACGTCTAATTCTTTGTTTGTAAATTGTTCACGCTTATCCTCAGGTAACTTTTCTAATAAAACAGCTTTTCTTTTTTCTACTAAACTATCATATTTATCTTTATATGAACTTAAAGAAGTATTTTCTGCTTCTAACTTTTCAGCTAGAGTTTTAAATTCTTCTTTTTCTTTTAATTTAGCATTTTCTTGAGATTGTAGCTGTTGTTCTAATTTTGCTAACCTAGTTTCAGCGTCTTGTGCTCTTTTTCTGTACTTTTTGCTTTCTGCTATATACTCATTCTGAGCTGGTTCCTGAGTATTATTCTCTGTACCACTATCCACTACTGCTTCATCTGATACTTTATTTTCTTCGGACATACTGCCCTCCTATGTTGTATATTTATTATTGCAAAATACTATATCTTGCGTTTGTCATACATTGTAACTTAAATTAAAATGGTAGAAATATGCAACATTTAAATAATTATAAAAAAAAATGGTTTGATTATTTAGGTTATAAACCCCACGATGGGCAACATAAATTGCATTTTCCTACTAAAGAATCTGCAAGGTTTTTTGTAATGATTTGTGGGAGGCGTTTTGGGAAGACTACGGCATCGGCAATGGAAGCGACATTCTACGCCTCCCAGCCGAACCAACGAATTTGGTTAGTAGGACTTTCATATGATAAAGCCGACTTGATGTTCAGAGAAATCTGGGAAAAGATGGTAAAAGGACATCAAAACGATATTATCAAGGCTTCAGAAAAAGAAAGATATGTTAAATTTAAATGGGGAACAACTGTAGAAGCTAAATCAGCAGACAATCCTGATTCACTTGTTGGGGAAGGGTTGGATTTACTGATAATAGATGAAGCAGCTAAAGTAAGACCTAGAATTTGGGATATGTATTTATCTCCCACTCTATCTGATAGAAAAGGTAAGGCGATTTTTATTTCAACGCCAGAAGGGTTTAATTGGTTATATGATTTATACCTACTTGGAAAAAGTGATGAACTTTGGGAATCACATCAAGCACCGTCTTGGGATAATAACTTCGCTTTTGAAGAAGGTAAGAATGACAGGTTTCTTGTTGAAAGAAAACGTAATATGTCTAAAGAGCTTTTTGACCAAGAGTATGGAGCACAATTTACATCGTTTGAAGGTAGGGTTTATCCTTTTGACAGAAATATTGACGTTGGTTATTATCCTTATAACCCCCATCTTCCTACTTTTTGCAGTATTGATTTTGGGTACAGGATGCCTTCTGTGGGATGGTATCAAACGTACAGAGTAAATGGCGAATGGCATATAAATATGATTGATGAGATAATACATCAAACAAATATAAAAACAGATGAACTTGCAAGTATGATAAGAAGTAAAAACTATAATGTAATGAGATATTATGGTGACCCAGCAGGATTACAAGCACAAGGACAATCAGGCGTAGGAGATATAGAAATTTTCAGAAAAAAAGGAATAGACGTTAGAACAATAACAGATAAAGCGTCAAGAAGCATATCAGCAGGTATCAATCACGTTAGAAGTTTTATAGAAAACGCTAATGGAGAAAGATACTTACATTTAAACAATAACTGCATAGGTATGGCAGAAGATTTAGAAAGTTACAGGTATCCTGAAGCACAAGACAATAAACCATTAAAGCAAGAACCAGTAAAAGATGGTTACCACGACCACG